TCCTACGGGACGCTGCACGGCGTGGCGGCCTCGTCCTACCCGATCTGGAACACGGTGCGCCTGACCGCCGGGACCGACACCCCGGACGCGAACCAGCCGACCGAGTCGGACATCTGGGATCTCATCCAGCGGATCAACGGGCTCTCCGGCAAGGACGCCATGACCCGGCCGCAGGAGTTCCTGCTCATGTCCACCCCGGGCGTGACCAAGAAGCTCATGGAGTCGATGGTGGCGCAGCGCCGGTTCACGGCGGGCGAGTTCTCGCGCACCATCAAGGGCGGCTATCGTGCCGTCGAGGTCTGCGGGATCAACATGGTGCAGGACTACTACGTCCCCGCCGGCACCATCTACCTCCTGCACATCCCCTCGCTCGCGTGGGTGGATGCCAAGGACTGGGGCTTCGTCGAGTTCGAGGGCGCCGGGCCGTGGCGCTGGCTGCAGGGCCGCGATGCGTTCGAGACGACCTACGGGTGGTACGGGAACCTGGCCTGCCTTGCGCGCAACGCCCACGGCATCATCACCGGGTACACCGACACTCAGCGCTACTCGCACGTCATCTAAGCGTGAACGGTGGGGGGTGGCGCGGTGCCGCCCCCCGCTGACGCGCTGGCCCACTGCCAACGGAGTCGTCGATGCCTCGCAACTTCTTTTCGCCCAAGCCCGGTCGGCTCGGTGTGCTGCCCAATGTGCTGGTGGGGCGGTGCGCGCGGGTGATCGGGGATACCACCACCACGCAGTACAGCTTCGGCGGGCATCCGGCGAAGTGCTACATCAACCGCGCCATCGTCTCGGCGCTGGTCGTGCCGGCTTCGACGAGCGGCACCATCCTTGCCACGCTGCAGAAGTATGACGCGGTCGCCAACAGCGCGGTCACCCTCACGGCCAACATCGACCTGGAGGCCCTGACGGCGAACGAGGGGACGGCGGTGCCGATGCTTTCCACGCTGACCGAGGCGCAGCAGACGCTGCTCCCCGGCGACACGCTGCGCTTCGTGGTGGTCACCACGGACACCGTGACGACCGCCGAGGTGGATCTGATGGTCAACGTCGAGCTGCTGGTCGAGGAGTAAGGCGTGACCGTCCTGGTGAACGCACTGGGGCGCCCTGAGCCGTCGCCGGAGGTCCAGCGGCGGCTTCGGGCGGTCCATCCGAACCTGTTCCTGCGGTTCATCGACCACCTGCCGACGATGTGGGCGGTCTGCTGGCGGTGGGAGGAGAACGACCGGCGGTGGGCGGAGGTGCAGTCCGGCGAGGTGGACCCCGCCCGCGCGCACGACATCGTCGGTTACCTGCCGATGGACTGCTCCGTGGACGAGGCGCCCGCGCACCTGCACCGCGTGATGCGGACGTACCCGAAGGAGGAAGTGGCGGCGCTGGCCGACCGGGTGCTGCGCTTCAACGAGACGCAGGCGCTGGAACAGCAGGTCAACGCGGTGCTGCAGGAGCTGACGGACAGCCCGGACCCCACGGGGCTGACAAAGACGCGCCGGGGTCGCAAGGTCAAAGTCTCTCCCGTGGTGTAGTTTCTCTCCGACGAGGCGCCCATGCCCGCTGTGACCCGTGCCCAACTGATTAGCGACACGCGGGAATACATGGACGCCGTCCAGTCTACCCGCTGGTCCGACAGCTTCATCCAGACGGTGCTGAACGCCGTCTACGATGCCGAGTGGTCGAACATCCTGAACGCCGCGCCGTACTACCGGTTCGCGCAGCGGAACGTGACCACGGACGCCAACGGGCAGGTCGCGCTCACCGCGCTGGACAGCGGGGGCGGCGACAACCAGCAGCTGCTCTACCGCGTGATGTCCGTCTCGGACGGGAACATCCTGTACACCGAGACGCGGTTCCAGGACGTGCCGCTGGCCACCACCACGAACTACCTGCCCGTCTACGACCGGCTGTACTACCTCACCGGGACGTACCTGCAGGCACTGCCGGTGGCGTTTGGCGTGGGGCTGTACATCGGCATCAACTACAAGCCCACCGCGCTCTCCGACCTCGCCTCGGACGCCTCGGTGCTGGACTGGCCGCCCAACTCGCACTTGGTGCTGGTCTACCAAGGCGCGTACCAGCTGCTGCTCAAGGGCGGCGCGGAGGCGCAGTCGGCTAGCTACCTCAAGAAGCTGGCGGAGGAGGAGCGGGCGACGATGCTGGACGACCTGCGCCGGCAGACGATCAACCCGACGCGGCTGGCGTACCCTGACCAGAAGTGGGACTGGAGCGGCGGCTGATGGCGAACGAGCCCGGCGGCACGCGACTGGCCGACATGCAGCCCCGCTTCGACGGCGGGGTCAATCCTATTTCGGACGACGCCGTGCTGGCCGAGAACCAGATGCGGCGGGCGATCAACGCGCGTCTGACCGACTACGGCGCGGCCACGAAGCGCGGGGGCACCCGGCGCACGTCCACCGCCGTGCTGTCGGCCCACGCCATTGCCAACGGCTACACCTGGCGCCGGGACAGCGGCAACGTGGACATCCTGGTCGTGGGCAACGGCGTGCTGTACACGACGACCTACGGCGCGTTCCCGTGGACGTACACGGCGCAGTCGGGCACGCTGTCCACGACGGTGACGCCGACGTTTGCCAAGTTCATCGACGGCACGGGCGCGGACGTGATCTACATCGGGGACGGCGGCCTGCTCAACAAGTGGAACGGCTCTGCGCTGACGGTGGACATCGCGGGGACTATCAGTGCGACGATGCTGGCGGTCCACAACCAGCGGCTGTACTCCTGCGGTTGCAGCACGGCCCCGGACTCGATCTTCTACTCCGCGCTGAACAACGGCGACACGCTGGGCAACGGCGCGCTGGACGGCGGGCAGATCGTCGTGCGGACGTTTGGCGACGAGAACGTGGTCGGGCTGGCGTCGATCAACACCTCGCTCCTCATCTTTCATCGGCGTGGCATCTCGCGCCTGACGGGGTTTGGGCAGGATGACATCACCGTGGCACCGCAGGCCGTCTCGGCGGACGTGGGGCTCATCGCGCCCAAGAGCATCGTGGCGAACGACAACGTGGCGTACTTCGTCTCGGAGCGCGGCCTCTATCGCTGCAACGAGGCGGAAGTCGCGGCGGTAGGCACGGCCCAGACGCCGGACCCGCTGCTCCCGATCATCCGTTCGCTCTCCTCCGCGCAGTTCGACCTGGTGCGGTCGGTGTTCAACCGGGGCACGAAGGAGTTGTGGGTCACGATGCCCGGCTTCGGCTGCTACGTCTACCACACGGTGCTGCAGGCGTGGGCGGGTCCGTGGGACACGGGCTTCGTGGACCCGGACACCACGGCGCTGTTCGAGACGCTGGACACGGCGGGGCTGCCGGTCATCTTGAAAGGCGACGCCAGCGGCTGGGTGTCGCTATGCGATGCGCCGGACGTGTTCCGCGACAACGTGGCGGCGGCCGGCACGGGGGGCGAGCGGTACGCCATGAGCGTGCAGGCGCACCGCTTCTACTTCGGGGACGAGGCGCTGGCCAAGTCGCTGCGGTGGGCGTACCTGACGGCGCAGCTCAAGGGGTCGGACCAGACCCGCGTGGAGTGGAACACGGGCGACAGCTTTGGCTCGTTCACGCTGCCGCCGTCCACGGACGAGACGTGGGGCGGCACGGGGACGTACTGGGGCACGGGGACGTGGGGCGGGGCGGGGAGCCAGAGCTACCGCGTCCCGCTGGGTGGCACGGGGTACTACGTCGATTTCAGCATCATCGACTCGGGCGATGCCCTGCCGGTGTTCAGCCGGTTGCAGTCCGAGGCGTTTTCCTTGGGACGGAGGTAGGACATGCCGACGACGATTGGCCAGCACAGCGTGGCCACGTTCACCAGCCCGGTCAACGGCACCACGCCGATTGACGCCAACACGGTGCGCGGGAACGACAACACCATCCGCACCAGCTACAACAACCACGACAGCGACCCGGGCATCCACGTCCAGTCGTCCACGCTGGCCTCGCGCCCGGTGGCGGGCACGGCGGGGCGCAAGTGGATCACGGCGGACGCGGGCAGCTACAAGCTGTGGTACGACGATGGCACGCGGTGGCATGAGATCGGCAACGATGCCGTGGACATCGAGGTCGTGGCGGACGAAACGCTGGCCAAGGGCGACGTGGTCAGCGTCACGGGCTACAACAACGGCCTCAACCTGGCCCGCGTGGCGAAGTACACGGGCGCGGCCCCGGCGTTTGCCATCGCAGCCGAGGCGATTGCCAACGGGGCGCAGGGGTACGTCATCAACACGGGGCTCATCAACGACATCGACACGAACGCCTTCGGGGCCATCGGGACGATCCTGTACCCGGCGGCGACGGGGACGTTCACGGCGACCAAGCCGGTGTCGGGGACGTACCAGACGGCGGCCTATGTGCTGCGGCAGGCGAGCAGCGGCGGGGCGTTGTACGTCGAGTTCAGCGCGCCGCGCATCGTGGAGCGGTCGGACAACACGGCGTCCACGGTGGTGCTGCGGGACGCCAGTGGCAACTTCGCGGCAGGCACGATCACGGCGGCGCTGACCGGCAACGCCAGCACGGCGACCACGTTGCAGACCGCCCGCAATATCAACGGGGTGAGCTTCAACGGCAGCGCGGACATCACGGTCACCGCTGACGCCGGGACGCTGACGGGCAACACGCTCGCCGCCGGGGTGACCGCCTCGTCGCTCACGTCGGTGGGGACGCTGACCAACCTGACGGTGACGAACACGATCACCGGCAGCGTCAGCGGCAGCAGCGGCAGCACGACGGGCAACGCCGCGACGGCGACCAAGCTGTCAAGTGCGCGCACGTTCGCGGTCACGGGCGATGTCACGGGCAGCGTGTCCAGCGACCTGACCAGCGGGGCCAGCATTGCCACGGCCATCGCCGCGGGCGTCATCGTGGACGCGGACATCAACGCCGCGGCAGAAATCGCGGTCAGCAAGCTGGCCGACGGCGCGGCGCGGCAGGTACTACAGACGGATGCTGCGGGCACCGGGGTGGAGTGGACGAACAACGTGGACCTGCCGGGGACGTTGGATGTCACCGGGGCCGCGACGCTGGACAGCACGCTTAGCGTGGCGGGCCAAGCCTCGCTCAATGGCGACGTGGACCTCGGGAACGCCACGTCGGACACGGTGTCGGTGACGGGGCGCGTGGACACGGATGTGGTTCCCTCCACGGACAATGCACGCGACCTGGGCACATCGGCGCTCAAGTGGCGGCAGGTGTATGCCACAACGCTGACGGAAGGCACATCGTCGGTAGTTGCGCAGACGGACATCGGGTCGGCGCCCAACGAGATCCCGCTGAACCAGACCCTCGGGCAGATGGCGTTCCGCGACGAGGTGTTCTACCCCGTCATCGCCGGCACCGGCATCACCACCGGCACCGGCACCGTCTACGGCGCGGCCGTGTCGATCCAGGGCGGCATGAAGCGCGTGGACATCGTGGTGGACCTGACCGGCCTCAACAGCGGCGGCACCGCTGGCGACATCATCGGCGTCAACGGCACCGCGCTCCCGTGCCACATCGGCCAGCTCCCGAGCATGGCGGTGCTGGGCGGTCGCATGACGTGCCTGGAAGTGCCGCTGGGCAGCGACGACGACCTGGATCTGTATTCCGCCACCGAAGGCACGGGCGTGGAAGACCAAGCCATCACCGCGCTGACCGAGACGCAACTGGTGGACGCGGGCGGCGCGTGGACGCTGGGGCTGACGAAGGCGTTCATCGCAGATCCCACCAGCGCGGCGTTCCTGTATCTGGTGGGACAGGAAACCGGCAACGCGACCTACACGGCGGGTCGCTTCCTCATCGAAATCTACGGGGTGTAACCCATGGCTATTCAGAGCAACTTCCCCGCGATCCGGCCCTCGCTGCTGCTGGACTTCGCCAACAGCAAGCGTTTGGACCCGCGTGTGACCTTCACCCGCGCCAGCACCGCGACGTACTACGACGGCGTGACGACGGCGAAGGCGGAGGAGAACCTGCTGCTGCGGTCGGAGGAGTTCGACGCGACTTGGACCGCTTCAAACGCAACGGTTTCGGCAAACGCCGGCAACGCACCGGATGGCGCCGCGACGGCGGATTTGGTGTACCCCACCACGACCGGCAACTCTCGCTTTATCCAGCAAGGCGCTGCATCGCTTAATCAAGCTATCGTCAAAACGTATTCCGTGTTCGCAAAAGCGTCTGGAATGTCGTGGATCTTTCTGTTCGACTCGTTTTCTTTTGACAAGCGCGTGTGGTTCGATGTCACGAACGGCGTAGTAGGTACGACAGCCGCCAACTGCACTGCATCCATCGTCAATGTTGGCGGTGGTTGGTATCGCTGCGTTGTGACCACATCGCTGGCGTTTGGAGGGAATGGATTGCTGGGCATTGCTGTGGCGGACGCAGACAACTCCGTTGTTGCAACCGCAAACGGCACAGACGGTGTCCTGCTCTGGGGCGCGCAACTGGAGCAGCGCAGCGCCGTCACCGCGTACACGCCGACGACCACGCAGCCGATCACTAACTACATCCCGCGCCTCACGACGGCGCCGGCCAACGTGGCGCGCTTCGACCACAACCCCGTGACCGACGAGTCGCTGGGGCTGCTGGTGGAGGAGTCGCGGCAGAACCTTGCATTGCGGAGCGACGACTTTGCCAATGCAACGTGGGTTAAGACGCGCAGCAGCATCACGTCGAACACTATCGTCGCACCGGATGGCACGGTAATCGGCGATATGTTGGTTGAGGATACAACGGCCAGCAACACGCACTTTACGGGTCAGCATTTTACGAAGGCCGCCTCGGCCATTACTTATACGGCGTCCATATACGCCAAGTATTCCGGGAGAAACGTGCGTTTGCTGATTGACCAAGCCGTAACTGGCGGCGTTGGCGGTTCAGCCGGAGCATCCATTGACGTCAATTTGCAAACAGGCGCTGTAATTGTTGCTGCTGCAACTTTTGGAAGCGGTTGGTCAAGCGCTGCTGGCAGTGTGGCGGCAGTGGGTAATGGCTGGTATCGCATTACGCTCACCGCAACATCAGATACAGCAACAAACCTCACATTTAAGGCGTACACATTGGGGCCAGCCGACTCTTCTGTGTACACCGGCGACGGCTACTCCGGCGTCTACATCTGGGGCGCGCAACTCGAAGCCGGCGCGTTCGCCACGTCGTACATCCCCACCGTCGCCAGCGCCGTGACGCGCAGCGCGGACGCGGCGTCGATGACGGGCGCGAACTTCTCGTCGTGGTACAACCAAGCTGAAGGGACGGTGTTCAGCGAAGTGATTCCGCGCACCCCTGTTGCCAATACCAACTCGCAAGTCATCTATGACATCAACGACAACACATCTAGCAACCGTTTTCGTCAGTTCCGTGTAGCGGTTACCGCCGAACTGGCTATGTCCTCGTCAACTGCCGGGACTACCTATGTTTCTTCCATTGGAACGGGGGTAGCAAGCCAAGGATCTGCGAGTCGAACGACTGCGGCCTATAAGGTCAACGACTTTGCGGTCAGCACGAACGGTGCAAGCCCTGCGCTAGATACAGTCGGCATGGTCACCGTTCCCAACAGGTTAGACTTGGGTACGGCACAAGGTGCAACGCTTTGGTGGAACGGTACCATCCGCAAGTTCGCCTACTACCCGCTGCGTCTGACGGACGCGCAGCTGCAAGCCATCACGGGGTGACCATGTACGCCGACTACTTCCTCAAGTTCCCGGACGAGGCGACAGCCAACGCCGTGCTGTTCACGCCTGCGCCGGTCGTGGAGCCCGTGGATGGCGAGCCTATCCTGGAGCCTGCGCCGGAGCCCCAGCCGTCAACGCCGAAGTACGCGAACATCGACGTGTGCGGCGTGCTGTACGCCGACCAGGTGTCGCCCGACGCCGAGCCGGTCCCGTTCGACGGCTGGCACGTCAACGTGCGGGTGATCGTCGGCGCCGAGGACCCGGCCCCGCTGCTGCCGTTCGCCATCGCGCCGCGCCGCCTGCGCTGCGTGTGGGCGGGGCCGATGTACCCGGCGGTGCTGCCATACTTGGTCGATAACGCCGCAGCCGCCCGCAAGGCGAAGGAGTGATAGATGCCGATGACCAGCAAGGCGCAGAGCCGCTTGATGTATGCGGCGGCTGCAGGCAAGGTGAAGGACGGGCCGAGCAAGAAAGTGGCCAAGGAGTTCATCGAGGCCACGCCGAAGAAGGCGTACCAGGACATGCCGGAGAAAGCCTCTGGCAAGAAGAAGGCGGTCCTCAAGAAGAAGGGAGGGTACTGACATGGCACGGAAGCGCGGCGGGCTGGCGGGGCTGTACGACCGCAACAAGGGGCTGATCCGCACGGCCTCGACCATCGGCGCGTCCCTCCTGGGCGGACCGGCGGCTGGGGCGGC